GCGTTTTTTATAGAGTAGTAGTAGAATGTATTTCTAAGTTATATTATTCACAACAGTTTTTTGTTATGGTATAATATGCATATGATAGACCATGACACGATTAAAGCCATACAAGCGGATATAGAGCTTATAGAGCCGTTAGCTGACGTTAGACGATATAAGCAGCGTGTGAAGCGTGAGAAGTACATGCGCGAGTATAACAATGCATATTATGACCGTAACAAACAGGCGTTAAGAGCTAAAGCTAGACAAGCCAGCGACTATGAGCCAGTACTACAGTCACCTATCGATGTACCTAATGATGTACTGAATGACCTATAGCCATAGTCGACTAGTAGCATAGGCGCTAAGATATAAATAAATAAACATATGTAAAAATAATAGTGTAGTAAAGTAAAGGGCAAGGGGGGGGTGGTATCAAGGGCAGCATATAATAATATATATATATACTCCCTCACACTCCCGACCAAATAACTTCAAAACAACAACACTTTCTTGTTTACATTTATTGAACGCCTGTGCTAGGATTAAGCAATGAACAACCAAAAACTATACGAACAGATGGAACAAGAGATACTTGACTTCGCCAATAAGTATTCACTAACAAGGTTGAGAACCTCAACCCTAAATTTTGACCGCGAGTGGCGCAGAGCTGAGGACGGTAGTTTCAACTTGGTGTCCGAGAAGGCGGTGATACGCACTATGGGGAAAACGACTAAGGTGCCGCTGGGTGAGGACGAGGAGCATCAGACTTATGAGCAGGCGCGTGAGGCGACTTATGAGTATTGGTCTGAGTATTACAAAGACATACGGGCGAATCGGTCTGACGAGCAGAAGCGGAAAGAGGCGCAGCGTCAGAAACGGTATCGGGAGCGACGCAAAGAGAAGCAGAAGGAGTTGGACAGGCAGCAGTAGACAACTGGTCGCAATCAAATATCAATAAATATAAAAGCGAGGGTAATAATGGGTGAGCAGCAACAGTCGGCGCTAGTCTCAATGACTAACAAAGACGTGTATTATTTGAGTGAGCTGGCGACGAGTGAGTTGGGCGACTTGATGCAAATGGGCGACGAGAGCTTTACTTTTATCGACGCACGGTCTGGGGCAGAGATAACAATATCAATTGACAAGGTGAGCTCTCTGGTCAAACCAAAGGGGGAGCAGCGTGGCTAAGGCAGACCAGGTCGCTGCGGACATAAAGGCGATTAGGCAGACTCCTGATGACGAGTTGCCATTCTTGCCTGAGACGGTGCGCAACCAGGACACACTGCAGTGGTTTTATCGGGCGGTCATAGACAACTTCACTTGCTCGAGTGGGCGGCGGTCACCTCTATACCTTCGGCGCAGTGAGCATGGGCTGGCGATTAGGGTGGACAACTCTTGGAGAGTGTATCGGCGAGTCGAGCAGGTCGAGTTTTGGCGTGAGGCGATGCGGGTCTATAAAGGGCTGGCGGATTCTAACTGGTCAACTAAACGGTCTAGAGATTTGTGGGATTACTTTCAGGTGTATGCGCCCAAGATTAGCTTTGACAACCGTCGCTACTTTGAGATGGGGGATTGCGTGTTGGACGGCTATACAGGCGAGCTGAATTATGAGGACGAGCGGTTTTTGGATAACCCCACAACTCGGGGCTCAGGTCTGACTTATCAGCTGGACTACGAGCCAAGTGTGGCGTGGCAACAGTGGTATAGCACCATGGACGAGCATCAGCAGCTAGTGCGTGACTGGTCGGTGGGGTCGGCGATTGTGGGCAACCACGGGCTGCTTTTCACTTTTGGTCAGTCCAGGACGGGCAAAAGCACACTGGCTGAGGGGCTAGCGGAGGTGCTGGGCTCGGGTGCGCAGGTGTTTTCTTTGAGCAGGAATTGGGGGCGGTTTTATACCCAGCATATGGACAACACGACTTATTTGTACGATGCGGACGCGAAGGGGTCTAAAAACCACAATAATGAGAATTACGGCACCCTACACCTGATGGCGAGTGGTGACCCGATACAAGTCGAGGTTAAGGGCAGTGAGATTTACCAAACCAGCAATTACGGGTTTATTGAGGTGATTTCTAACGCCCCGAGCACGATGAGTTTTGAGCAAAGCCTAGTCGATAGGGTGCGGTTTTGCCTCTACACCTACATTAACCCTCGGGCTGACGGTGGTCACATGAAGCGGCTGATTTTGGCTGATAAACAGGCGTGGCTGAATTACGCGGTGGGCTGTGCCATCAAGCTCGCCAAGGGTGAGGTGGTGCGTCCTGAGATTGACGACTACCAGATGTACGGCTGGGTGCTGTGGCTCGCAGAGGCTAACACCTATGGTAAAATGTGCGTAGAAGAGGGTCGCACTTTGACTTATTCAGAATATAAAATGGCGTATGAGGGGTCGAAACGGTTCATGTTAACCAAGGAGACGATTGAGGAGATGAGGTCAGGCTTCAGCGAGCTCTCAAAGCAATATGGCAAGGACTTTCTAGGGGTCGATTGGGCTAAATATGGAGAGAAACTAAAAGACAAATACTATGGCAAATACCACGAAACTACAAAACTCTTTTAATGACTTCCTGCCCCAGCGGTATTTCGACTTTAGGCGCAACGCTCACACCTTAACCTCTAATAAAGCGGTGGTGGCGGAGTTGCTGCGGATTTGTTGCGAGGAGGAGAACGTCAAGGCGATTGAGATGGCGTTCGAGCGTATTTTAGGCAAGCCCGAGAAGGTGGTGATTATCAAGCGCACCCTGGTTCGGACTGTTTTCCCTGATGCTCAGACAAAGCGGCTTAAACCGCTTGCGACAGAGCAAGACCACGACGAGTCCCAGTTGGCTGCCGTTACCGACAATAAGGTGGTGGTGGACGCTGGTAACGCCCCTGGTCTGATGTTGCGACGGATGATGGACGAGATTGGCGTGAAAGAGCGAGAGTACAGCTACAAGGTGATTGACGACAAAGACCAATACACTGTTGCGGAGGTGATGACGGCTAATTTGTACGCCATCGCCATGCGTGGCAGCAACCTCAGTGCAATTAAGCTCCTATTTGACTATTTGGATGGAGCGGTTGCGGATGTGGTGCGACTTGAGGGCGAGGACACTGTGTTACTAGAGAATTGGGCGGACGTGGCTCCATATGAGGCGATACAGGACGAGGACGGCACGTTTTATGTTGAGATAGAGTCCGTAAAATGAGAATAAAGGTTGGCGCTGGCATAGTCCTTCGCTCATATCAAAAAGCCGTCATGAAGGCGTTTGACAACGGTATTCGCTATATCGTGCTGTGCTGGAGTCGTCGTGCTGGGAAGTCTCTGTTCGCTTGGAACCTGTTAATTCGTGAGGCTATCAACAAGCCAGGCACCTACTGGTACTGTTTCGACAACTACAATACCGCCTACAACGACATTTGGCTGGCGATGACCTCTAAAGGGGTCAAGTTCCTCGATATGATACCTGAGGACATGGTGGTGCGCATGAACTCCGCCAAACTGGAGGTTGAGCTGAGCAACGGCTCTATTATCAAGCTGATTGGTATTAACAAGGCTGACAAGCTGGTCGGTGCTGGGCTTAACGGAGTGGTGTTCGACGAGTACGCGGTCTTGAACCCTGCCTCAATTGAGTTTATTACCGCTATGCTCGCGGAAACTGGCGGTTGGCGGATGATGATTTCTACCCCTCGTGGCAAAAACCACTTCTATGATGAGTATAATTTCGCGTTATCTAACCCTAAATTCGCCTACGCCAGCAATATGCATTGCGGCATGGAGGAGGTGGCTAAATATATGGCTGACGGGTTCCTTGAGCTTGAGCGCAAGAAGATTATCAACAAATACGGCAATGATGCGCTGTGGCAACAGGAGTACATGACCAGCTGGATAAGCCCGAACTCTGGCTCGGTGTTTGGTGAGCTAGCTAAAATCATGAAAGACGAGGGGCGCGTCACTAGGGTCGTCGGAGACCCCGAGTTGCCATTCTACGCTGCGTGGGACTTAGGTAACGCTGACTACACCTCTATTGTGCTGTTTCAGGTCGATGAGAACGGTTTTCCGCTGGTGATTGACCATATTGAGAACCGTAACGAGGACGTGACATGGTATATAGGCGAGTGGATAGAAAAGGGTTGGCAGGTTCACACTCACTTCTTGCCTCACGATGCTGCCCAGCGCAAGGGTGCTCGCAACGAGAGTTACAAGGCATCGCTGTTCAATGAGGGGATTACTAACACGGTTGTCCTCGGTAGACCGAATCGTGTGGAGGACAAGCTCAACTTCCTACGTCGCGTGTTCGTCGGCATGAAAATCGACGAAGCGCTTGAGCGTATCATCACCTGTTTAGACAAGCTTGAGTACGAGTGGAATGAGCGGCTGCACGTCTGGTCATCAAAGCCGACTCACGTCGGTGGCTACTCTGACACGGTGGACTCACTCTGTTACATGGGGCAGGCGATTCAGAAGTATCGGCTCACCGCTAAAAACACCTTCGCCACAATCAAGATTAAGAACCCAAGCGAGGTTGTTGACACCAAACAAGCCAGGAGGGAACGGTTCAAACAGTTGATGGAGGACGAATTAAGCCTTGGTGGAAAGGGGGAAACTGAAAATAACAATTTTTCTATGTTCGTGTGATACAATCTAGGTAACACAGAAAGAGCTATTGGTATATTAAAAATATAAGAGAGGGTGATAATGAATGAAGATGAACAACCAATTGAAGGAGCAGAAGATGAACAACCAGCAGAAGACGAGCAAGCAGAAAAAAGCTCAAAAGGTTCAAAAGACTCAAAAGGTTCAAAAGACTCAAAAGGTTCAGAAAAAGTCTCAACCGACAACAGAGAAAAACAAGCAGAAGAAGCCTCACCTAAAGAGGTTCAATCAATGTATGACGACCTTGGTATCAAAGCTAAAGCGCCCAGTGATAAACCTAAAAAACGACCTAAGACCTCTAAGACACGAGATAAAGACGTTTCGGAAACCGACTCTAAAGATTCCAAAGATGGACAGCAAAAAGACGACGATAGCGTTCGCAAGTCGAAAGATGCACCTGCTGATGGTGAAGATGGCGATTCAGGAGATGATTCTGACGAGAAGGGCAAGGAAGTCGGGAAGGATTCAGGAGAAGTATCTGACGAATCAAAAGAAACTGACAAGGGAGTTCACGACTCTAAATCCAAAACTAAAGAAGATTCTAAGTCAGGAAGCGAAGGAGACTCTGAGCAAGGAGCTGAGCGAACTGGAGAAGCAGAAGACGAATCGGGCGACTCGGAGAAAGACAACGAAAAAGTCAAACGACCAGGGAAATCAAACCCAGAAATAGAGAAGCGCTTCCAAAAACTTAGTGGCGATGTCAGAGAGCGCGACGAGGTTATTGCCGAACTACAGGAGAAACTACAGGAAACTACCCAGAAGCAAGCACAGGAGCGTATTGCCAACGAAGACCCCGAATACACTGTTGATGATTTTCGTAAAGTACGCGATAACAACACTGGCGAAATTACCGACCTTGACCCAGAGAGTGCAGAGCTTGCGTGGCGACGTTGGAAGGACGGCTACGAGCAGAGAAGCGAAGAGCGCCAGGCACGAGCGAACTATGAGGCATCTCGGGCACAGCAGGCTGAAGCCAACACTCGGAAGCTAATGGAGGACTCCTCTAATGCGTACGATGCCCTGGCTGGTCTCCAGAGCGACTACCCCGAGCTGGTTGAAACAAGCGACAAGTATGACCCCGAATTCGCAGCCGATGCGATGCCTATCATCGAGGAGTCAATTCAGTATCTTGAAGGCACTGAGCCAGGCAACACCGAGGGTAATCTACCTGTGATAACAGGCTTGAAGATTAACCCTGCTAAAATCCTTAAAGCAATGAAGGACATCAGCAATAAGAAGCGCAGTTTGCCGCTAAATGGTGTCAATGATAATGTTGAGTCAAGGTCAAACGTCAACGTGCCTCACAGCCGTTCGTCAGACGCGAATGTTAATGCAGCCAACGACCTCTACAAAGAGCTCGGCATTAAAAAGCGAATTTAATAAGTAAAAACAAGGAGAAATAATATTATGGCTAATAAAAACAAAGCAGAATTACTGGCAGAAGCAGAAGAGCTCGGTCTTGAAATTGCCGAGGGTGCTACGAACAAAGAGATACAGGAAGCAATTGATAACGCTCCAACACCAGAGCCTACCGAAGAAGAGGTAGCACAGGCTAAAGCTGTTGAGGAAGCTAAGGCTAAAGAAGAGGCTGAGGCTCAGGCAGCTATGGATGAGCAGAAGCGTCTTGAGGAAGAAGCAAAAGCTGCCAAAAAGGGCGAGGGCTCAGACATAGCCAGCGCAATCCGTGAAGGTCTTGCGGCTGGTAAAGAGGACAAGAGGATTAAAATCACCGCAGACAAGTCGGTTCGGTCTATGTTCTCTGTTGTTCGAAACAAGAAAACTGGTGAAGTGATGCTCCGCGAGAACGCGACGGGGACACTGTCTAAGGTTCAACTACAGAGTCTTGAAGAGAAAGAAGCTTCGATACAGGGTCAAGAAGTCGAGGAAATCTAGTCCCTGACTGGTTTGACAAAGCAAAAACGGTTAAATATACTATAAATAGCTTTAAGCTTAATTGTTGAGAAACAGTGTACGGGTAATCACTTCCTTCGGCAAAACAAGCTTCAGCACCCGATGTAATCGTGTGTCATCAACACAAACAACAACTACAATAAAAGAGAAAGAGGGATATCCCCATGGCAATTACTGCTTCGGAGATTTATTCACCAGTCATCGACCAACCGTTTGATGACGAAAGTTTCACAAAAGAGCTTGAAGGAAACAACAAAGAAATCAAGTTCGAAAAAGGTTCTAAGACAGTAAAAGTTCGTACTGTTGTTACTGCTGGTGCAGTTACAAACCACGACGCTGCTGAAGACTTCAGTACGCAAATTGCAGGCATCGTTAACGTTGATTCAACAATCAATACTTACACGCTTGACCAGCAAAAAGACATTAAACAGTTCCTTGACCGCACGGTCATTGCAACTAACAACAGCATCACCGAAGGTGGAAAAGTCCTTCACGCTATTGTTTCAGAACAACTCGTACCACTGATTGACGCGTATCGTCTTGGTGTTTTGGCAGCAATCGCTACCACAAACTCTCAGAATACTGCTGCAACAGCTGATGGTTACGCAGATGTTCTAGCCGCTCGTGCCTTCCTAATTAACGCTCGCCTTGGCAAGAAAATGCTTGGCTACGTTAATACGACTACTGCCGACAGTATTCGTTTGAGCGACCACTTCGTACCTTACGTTCCAGGACTAGAGAAAACTCTACGCTCTGGCGACATCGGTATGCTTGCTGGCATCAAAATCAAGGAAGTACCAGCAGACCTGTTGCCAGATAACGTTGGTATGGTTGTTGTTAACCCAACAGTTGTATCAGCCCCTCGATTCTTGGATGACTCCAAGGTCGGCGAAAGCGCAGCAGCGTTTGGTTCACTATTGCTCTGCCTGTACATGTACACTTGTGTCGTGTCAGTGCCTAAGCAAAAAGGTGTTTCAGCCATCCTCGAAACATCAGTCTCAGCCTAGTCAGCTAGACAACAAGGAAGGGAATGTAGAAATACATTCTCTTTTTTTGTACACTTAGTTTATGAAGAATAGCACTGGGGCGGAGATAGAGAGCACAGAGACGGACGACTTCCAGTCTCGTTATCTAGCCCACCAGTCGCACCCAGGCGGTAAACGCGACGAGTTGATTGCTTTAGTGAAGGAGCGCCACTCTAATCGGCGATTTGACGACAAACAGGTCGAGCCTGAGTTACTAGACAAGGTATTAGATGCCCTGCGACACGCTCCGTCGTCCTGTGACCGCTTTGGCGTGAGAGCTCGGGTTGTTCAGGGTCGAGACGATAAGGCGCTCTAAAACGGGCTGCTAGTGGGAGGTACTGGCTGGATTT